TTTAAATGAAGACACTATGGACCGCTTACAAGAACTGAGAACAGAATACGGAAGGGGTCTTATAATAACTTCAGGGTATCGTTCCCCAAAGCATAGTGTGGAAGCTAAGAAGAAAGACCCAGAGGGAAACCCCAGACCCGGTGCTCATTCCACTGGTAGAGCCGTTGACATAGCTATCAGAGGAGAGGACGCTTATGCGGTCCTTGCTCTAGCTACCAGTCTTGGATTTACCGGTATAGGGGTTTCCCAAACTGGGGACAAGAGGTTTCTTCACCTAGATGATATACAGAGCGAAGATAACTTCCATGCCCCTAGGCCTTTTCTTTGGTCCTATTGACAGCTATAATTAGATCATTCTTTACTTTATGTGGACGCTCTTGTACTAGGTCGGTGATGAAGGTTATAAAATCCTTGTCATCGACTAGGTGCAGGATGCCATAGCGGTTAGCTTTTTCTCTCTTCTTATAGTCATCATTCTGCATCTTGAGAGCTCCTAGAGAATTTACTTTCTGGAACTAGTACTTCTATAGCTCCTAACAAAGAAGGCCACAGCTCTTTAGTTATTCCCCAAGCAGCATCTTCTATAGTCTTGTCAAATATTTCAACCGCCTCTTTTCTACTAAGTCTTTCAGGTTCCATTTTATCTCCCCTTATACTGGTATTATAAGCTTCTTAATGATGTCTATCTTTATATGCCCCATCTGTTCCAGGGATTGTATAGCTTCCCCGAACTGACTAAAGCTAGCATCACTTTGTAAAGCCTCTGCAACAACAGCTGTCTCGGTGGGTCCTAGTTCTCTAACTATGTTCAGTATACGGAACTGGATACCCGCTAGAGGATTCGCACCCACACCAGCGAATACCTGAGACATATTCTTTTCTGCGCCTTCTAGTACTCTTATAGCTTCGCTTATGTCTATAGGAGTTATTACTTTATCATCTCCGCGAGCTGCTGATATTATCATACTAAGTTTGAATAAGTGAGTAGGTCTTCGCTGTACATAATACTCCATACGGTAGTCAGTGAATATTGATTCCTCTTCGCTACGCTCATACCAGTTATAGTAAATATTCTCAGCATCTTCTTGCACAAAAAATTCTCCACTTAGGTTCCTAACTCTTCCGAGGTCGTGGAGTAGCGGTTCCAAGAGCTCTTCTTCGAGTGTGGGCTTCCGAACAAGCTTGCCTTTATTCTGCTCATAAACAAAGACAACACGGCTAGTAAACCCAGAGCCAACAGCATCTTCGGGAAGTGACGCTTGAAGCTGCCCTGGCGTTGTCGCCCCCATAAGGTTACACCAAACATTTGGAACTTCCTCCTTACCTCTTTGTATAGTGTCATAGACATAGCGCGGCTCACAGTCATACCATTTACAGAGCATTGCTAGTAACTCTTTAGCTCCGTATCCCAGAAAGACCGTTAGCTCGCTAGAATACAAAGTCATACTAGAATGAAAGTTTATTCTTCCTAGATCATCTTGGTCAGCGACTCCCATTTCTTGAAGGCTCTTGACGAGCTTTTGTCTAGAGCTCTCATCTGCAGATACCGCTATTCCAATCTGGTCTAGTAAGTCTTTACCAGTCCTCATCGCAGTTCCCTTCCTAGCCGCAGGAGGGCCTACAAGAACTATATACATATTAGGAAAAAATACTTCGCTCCCCCACTCAAGCTTACACTTTCTTTGAAGAGCGCTAGCCATTGTAGATATCGCCACCCATCTACGATAGCTTTCTGGAGGCTCTGTATTATCAGTATATCTGACAAAGGCCTCAATCCAGTCATCAAGCCGCCTGCTCCCTGACATAAATTTCCAGCTCCTCGGCCAACTTATCGTCATGAGTATTGTCTACATAATGGGCTTTCCATTCGACCATAGTTTTCTTGTCATAACTAAAGCCCAGTTCTGTGTCAGCCGGAATAGAGAAAGACTGTCCCCTCCAGGTAATAGGCTTTTCGAGACTAGCCTTAACAGCCTTTATGACTTCTATGATTCTCTCATAGCCCACAGACAAAGGAACCTGGTAGCGTATAGAGTCATGAATGGTGTTAAGGAATTGCACTTCTGGAAATAAGTCTTGTCGATCATATATAAATAAGACGCCATCTTGGTTCATCTTCTCGGCCACTGTAGATTGAGGACAGTAGCTATACGCTACCTTGAATAGCTCATGTCCCCAACGGTCCAGGAACACCCGCTTCCTTCCATAGCAGTTCACGAGGGTTCTAGCTTGTCGGCTGAGTTCTTCTCTCACAGAGTTGTGCCATTGACGTACTCCAGGATAAACAGAGTGATACCTGTCAACAATAAATTTCGCTTGCTTCTCAGGCATCTGATAGATCAAAGCAAAGGACTTGTATCCTAAGTCATAGTTAAGACCATGGTTCGCTTTCTTTCCATCAGACCTTTGGTCGTCAGTTACTTCTTCTATAGGCACTTCAGATATTAAGGATCCTGTTTGCTTATGAATGTCTATACCTTTTTCAAAAGCATTAATCATTCGGTGTTCGCCAGCGATATAAGCGACCACACGATTCTCGGCCTGGCCTAGGTCTTGATTTATCAGGAGGCATCCAGGATCCGCAAGCATCATGGCCTGAGTTTCCGGCGGCTGATTCTGCAGATTCGCCCCAGTTCCCCTTATAGTCTTCGAGCTAGATATACGTCCTTGCTCAGTTCCTACTGGATTGAAACTACAACGCATCCTGCCATCTTCGTCTAACTTCATATTGTAATAAGTCCCGAGCATCTTTCTCTCGTGCCTTAGTTTCAGTATGATATCAGCCTCTTGATGTCCGTTCATAGCCAGGCGTTTAAGAGCCTTGTCGTCTACAGATATCGAGCCCTTTCTAGTGTAAGGTTTGATTCCCTTATCTACATAGAAGTATTCCTTTAGTTGTTTTGGGGAATTAGGATTAAGGTCCGTTCGTCCAGATGCTTCAGCCAGCTCTCTAGTCAAGCCATCTATTCTTTCGTTGCAGCCTTCGCCAGCTTTTACCATCCCTTCTGTGTCCATACGGATACCTTTGTTGCCAGCATACACAAGAGGGTGAAGAAGAGACTTCTGACGGTCGTAAGTAATCTTATTCCCCATGCGCTCAAGTTCTTTAACCTGCTTCGGGTAGATCTCCATAAGCACTGCAGCGTCCATAGCGTTGTATCTTCGGAAGATTTCCTCAGAGGCAAAAGGATTCTTGAACCATTCCTTTCCATCATCCTTGTAGTAAGGCTCTCCATCACAGTAGAGAGACACAAGAAAGTCCAGACCTTTGGGAAAGTCTGGGAATAAAATTCCTGCAGCGATCATAGTGTCTTGTAGGGGAGCTACATGAATCCCGTATTTGTAGTACATAAAAGTAGCATCGAAAGAAAGGTTCTGGCCTATCTTAGCGACCTCCGGGTTCTCAAGGACTTCAGCGATCTTCAACATGACAGACGCTTCTTGGTCTGGAGCCCAGTAGTCTTTCATACCCTCAACGAAGGGAATACATATAGCGACACTAGGGTTTATAGCGAAAGCTATGTGGCTCAGTTCCTGACCTCGAATCTCAATGTCGTAAGCTACCTCCTTTGCCTTATTACAAGTATCTAGAAAACTCATAGTATCTGCAAACGAAGGGTTTAGGATAAGGTCTCTGGTCAGGTGTTTTACTTCAGGGAATCCAGCTTGATCTTTGGCCCTTCTTAGATCATTAACTATATTATATCGAGCTAGGTACTCTCTTAAAGCAGCAGCTGGATGAATACAAGGAATAACCTTTCGATACTTTAGAAGAGTTGATAATACAACACTACCTCTTTGTTTAGTTATAGGAGTGAGTCCTGTCAAAGCATAAGTAGGAACATTCCCCATAGTTATAATGACATTAGCTCTAGTTACGTCCAGTCTCGCAGCTAGTGCTGATTGGGCCTGTATGAATTGATCGGTCTCAGTTACTGTCTTTGCGAACTTTATATATGGAGACAAGTCATTACCAGTAGGCCTGAACTGAAACACATTGTCGAAGTAGACTTCGTCCCTCGCAATACCTGCGTTTCTAAGAAGATCGTCCAATAGCCTTCCAGCTGCTCCGATAAAAGCTCCGCCCCTTTGTTCTTCTTCTGCTCCAGGAGCTTCGCCAATGATGACGTACTTGGCTGTCTCTGGATTACCAGAAGAGTAAGGTGCTAGACTCATGATAGTCCTTTCCTAAGAAGAGTAGCTATAGTAGTTATTAGGTTCTCCGTTTTGTACTTTAGCCATAAAAGAGTTTCGGTATTCCTCACTTAGATCAAAACCAAAGCCCGTCATTCCGTAGTTACTGGCGGCGAGCAAAGTGTTCCCGCTTCCTAAAAAGGGAACTAAGACTCGCTGGCCAGGAGAACAGAATGTTTTAAGCACTTCAGTTATCATCTCAATGGGACGCTCTGTTGGGTGTACTTTATGTTCGCTGTGGATAGTCTTGAAATTAAAGACATTAGAGCGGCCAGCTTGGTAGATAACAGGGTTTCCTTTCTTGGCATAAATAAAAGGTTCGTAGGTAGAACCTAAGCGAGACTCTGGGTTATGAGTTTGCCCAGGGCCATTCTTAGTCCACACAGCAGGGATCTTCTCAACAGAGAATCCAGCTTCTTCAAGAAGGGATTTGATAAGGGGATAGTACTGAATGGCGTGCCAACATATTAGCCAGCTGGAAGGGAACATAACTCTATAGCATTCTTGAAACAGGTTTTCTAAAAACTCCGGGTAGTCCTTCTCATCTACTTCATTGTAAGTTTCAAGATCGTCCCTCTTACCGTACTTGATGTTCTTTAAGTCTATAGCATAAGGAGGATCAATCTCAACTGCATGGACAGCAGAGTCCGGAACTCCTTTTATTCCCTCAAAGAAATCGCCAAGGATGTAGCTGTTTACCAAAGCGCCCTTAAGAGATTCTCCTTGGTCCTTTAGCACTTCCGCTTGGATGTTCTTAGATACAACTGCTTCTTGTTCTTTTCTTTCTAGTCGTTTAAGAGTCCGCAGAGCTTCGCTTCTGTTCTTTGCATCCTCAAGTACTTCACCATGTTTCTCCAGGCCTGCGGCCAGCTGGCGGTCTCGAGATACACTCATAGGACTCTTTCCCATCAGGTCAGCAGTGTCGGCGGCTGAGTGTCCTTCGCTTGGACCTGCCGCTTCTCCATGTTGCTCAACCTTCAGGCGATGGATTTCCTCAGTTAGCCAGACTTCTTCCTTCCAATCTAAGTCCGCCCGAGATACGTTTTCCATTAGTTCTATCTCTCGATAGTCTAGCTCACTTAAGTCTTCTGGGTAGACTCTGGCAGGAATAGAAGAAAAGTCTCCAAACACAGCCGCAGAATACCTGCGACCACCGGCTAGAAGAAGAAAAGGCTTCTCGCCTTCTGATGTGCGCTTAACAGCAATAGGAGAAATTACGCCTTTCTCTTTGAAGTCTTTAGCCAAAAGATCCAAGTCTTTATAATTCTTTCTAGCTCTATCCCCGAAGTCTATATCAGGTAGGTCTATGTTTAGTAGCTCTACGTCACTCACTAGTCATCTCCAGTAGTTTACGTATCTGTTCATCAGAGACTTTACCTAGAGGGTTCTTCTTCTTAGCTACTCTTTTGGGAGTTGCTGGTTTAGAACGATCCCTGCGTCTCGTCCGAACAGCCATTATATGTTCAAGCAGTTTGGTACTGTCCATTTGAAGTATCCCAAACTGTTCGCTTTTAAGATCAGCCATGCCTGCTCCTTCTCCGTAACAAATTGTTAGGGAGTTGTGTCATCGCCCTTTTGCACTAGATCAGCAGCCCTTATCCGCTGGCCTAGAAGAGCTTCCATAGTAGGACCGGGGTCTTGCGATAACTCTTTAGTAAAGCCTTTTATAAGAGCTTGGTAAGCGTACTTCCTCATACCATGTGGTATGTACTTACAAAGTATCTTATGTTCCTCTTCTTCAATTTCAAATGTTAGTCTCATAAGTTAACTTTCATAAACGAGTAAGTAAAAAGAGAGACGCCTATGAAAGCGCGCCTCCCATTTCAAATCTTATGTTAAATTACTTACGGACAATGAAGCGCCGTACTCCGTTTTGAGGAGATCCATCGAACTCGTCCTCGGAGATCAGTGCCCAGCACTCTTTGCCGAGCAGGTCATCAGTGTCCAGGTTGTCTCCGCTCACACCTACTGCGTCCAGGAAACCGGCAATCCTGTTGAGCTGCTTGGTGTAACGCTTGGGGTCTTCAGCCTTGAGATCTTCGTTCGGAATCGGAAGCCAGACTCGAATATCATCTACGAGGGGATCCTCAGGACAATCGAAGACCAGGGCCAGGTTGTTCCGCGAGGCGTCATTCCTGTTCGGCGTAACATCGGCGCGGCTGACTCGAAGCATTGCTTCCTGGTTGTCGGGCAGGACTTTCAGTTCTTCACGATCATCAAGGTTTAATCCTAAAAGGCTCATCGGAGTTTTCTCCATGTTAGAGTTAGCATTAGCATTAGCATTAGTATTAGAAAAATGAGGATCTTGACTAATCCATACGGCTACGCCGAAAGGGTTAAGAGATAGAAGGCCTGTCATCTGTCGGCCTGCCTGCTTTTCTAAGCAGGGCTTTGATGTTAGGAGTCTCTGCAGGGTCAAACTTTCCTCCACCCATTCTTGTTTCGGCTTTGTAGTAACCGTCATTGCGGGTTAGGAGTTCGTAAGATACACCTGAAGAGCTCGACTTGACTCTCGTCACATACTTCTCATCAAAGACGAGAGGGACTTTCTCGCTGAGCTTCCCATACATCAGGAGCCCAGTTTCCATCTTACCGCTAACATCATCCTTCATTAGACCTATGTGTCCAGTTACAAACACATGGCAGGGATAGCCCATCAGAACTCCTAGCCAGTCTACAGCTGTGAGTTGCTGAACGAGATAATCCTGAAGCTGGGGATTGGAACCCTTGCGAGTCTTTCCTCCAGACCCTCGGCGAAGGATCTCATACATTAAACTATCGCTCCACTTAGTGATGGAGTCCAAAGCATAAGTACCAATATGGTCAAAGAGGCCATCGCGCTGACGGTCTTGCATCTCCTTTTCCCACTCAGCAAATGCGTAAGGGTCTTTCCACGAGTCTCCTTCCCAGCGGTTATCAACTATTATGTCTCCCTTATCAATGAGAGGCTGAAGCGCGGCTGTCTTAGTTCCGCCTGGATCAAAAGAGTCTATGAATATAGGCTTAGGACAGGTAGATATAAGCTGAGTCTTTCCTGTTCCAAAGTCTCCGTAGACCAGGAAGTTAGAGAACTGACTGGCACTTTCTGCATATCGTTCACGGGTCTTGAGCGCACGCTCTTGGACTTTGAGGAACTTAGGACTCTCAGTCATTCCTTGGCTCCTTCTGGTAACTCACTTCTATTACGTCTCCATTCAAGGATGCTACTGCACTCTGATATAAGTCTTATAAGATCATCCTCAGATGGATTTTTTATCTTTATTAAGACCATATCTAGACCATCAATTCCTTTAGAGACTTCTACTGACTCAGCTAACATAGTCACAGAGTTTCGCTTAGCCATTAGTTTCTAGTCCTATTCTTAGCGTCTATCATTCGAGTCTCTTCTGTGTGAGCTTCGATAGAGTCATTGATCCTTTTAAGTCTTTCTTCTACCTCATCCAAGCTATCAGAAATTGTTACAGCAGCCTCATTAACAGCTAAGGATAGTTGATTTATTGCATCGAATATCTTAAGCAATACATCATTCTGAGTATAAAGTTCATCATTCATAGCTCTACTGTCTCCCTTACACCAGGTATCTTACGAGGATCCCAGTGCTCAACGTGATAGCCTATCGGAGGGCTGTCAGCATACTGAAGTGGATTATTCCAGACACTGCAATAGTCAAGAAAAGGACAAGGCCCATACTGGGTACATGACTCAGTATTACGAGGAAAAGCCTCTAGGACCTCGTCCTCTTCTTTGGCACTAGCCAGGCGGTTGAAGTCATCCTGTATCATATCATACCAGCGAGTGACTTCAACTAGCCAAGCTTGCATTGCAGCTAGGTTCTTTCTAACGGGAACCCGGTGGAACTCGTTATCTCGAGAGTTTGCATAAGGCTCTCCGTTAGCTTTAACGCGAGGAGCATTAGCGAAGAAGACCCCATTGATCTTCACTCCATAGACCTCTTCCGGTTCGAATAAACAGAAGAGAACGTGGCTGTAAACAGAGACCTGCATCTTCTGTCTCCACTGTGCAGCCCACTTCGTATTAAAGTAACTTCCAGTCTTATGCTCGAGGGAAAAGACGCCAGAGCCGTCTCGACATATAGTATCGGTCTTGAAATATATGGGCTTATCTGGAGCTATCGCTACGCTCCCTGCGACCTCAATATGCAAGACTTCAAAGTCGTCAACATCTTGATAGGTTTGGACATACTGAGCGAGAGCTCTCAACGCATTACCTGGGTTCTTCGGAGCGTTTCCTTCGTCCCAAGTCTCGTCAAATTGCTCACGGTAGTACTCCTCGAATTTTTTGTAGCCTTCAGCGGCACTCTCTAATGAGACGCCCTTCTCATAAAAGACTTCCATAGCCATGTGCCAAGCAGTTCCGAACTCCAAATGATTATTAGGAATCTCGGAGCGCCAGCCAAGCACATACTCAAAGAAGTATCTACGAGGACAGTTCATGTATGCCTGGAGTTTCGTAGCATCCTGAACTTTCCAGGTATCATGCTCATCTATGTTGACTAAGGTTGCCATAAGAATAATGCAGAGGGCCCTGTGTAAGCGGCCCTCCACATAGTCCTGGGGAGGACTATCCTGCCATCCGTTTCTGGAGTTCGGCCAACAGATCTTCCTGGCTTATCTCTCCACTCTTTACCTTCTCTGCCAACTGATCGAAGGGGTCGGCCTTCTTCTTACCACCACCGCGGCGAGCTACTCCAGGGGTGTAAGACTGGCCGGACTCGACAGCCTGCTCAGAGGAGTTATCCCCATTGTCCAGGGTTGTGCGAGCTGCACCTTGAGCGCGAATGACGGCCTGGGCCACGAAGATACTGTGGACTACTTCAGAGCCGAACATCTCGGCGGCCTTCTCTAGAGTGTCCCCGAAGTCACGCTCAAAGGAAACCGAACGATCTGTCTTAGGACTCTTAACTTCGATACTAACTACGCCTGCCGGAAGTTGCGTTTCTTCAGTCACTGGATTATCTCCCAGTTAAAAGGTTAATTGAAAAACTCTGTAACAAATTGTTACGAAGATAGAAAGCAGAAAGTTCTATAGCCACTCCCCAGTAACTACGAGCTTTCTTTAATCTCTTCATTGTTAAATTCCTCCCAAGACAAGGCGTTCTTGTCTTATCCCTTAACAATTTCAAGATTTCGTAGAAATCCTTAAAGAAAAGACTTCCTATCTTCGAGGACTTCATCAGCTAAGATCTCCTTTCAGGGGAGTTGCTCTAAATGAAAAGCCGTTGCAAACTTTAATGCTGCGGCCTGCGAGGTCGAACATAGTAATGTCAGCTTTCGGTATCTCACCATGTTTTGTTTCTTGCCACTCATACTTCGCTATCCCAGACTCCTCGTGGGAATCAGGAGTTCTCTTAATCTTTACTGCTTGGTACTTAGAGTGTTTTGTCATGAGCTTTCGCTTTCAAAAATTTATTATAATATAATGTAAACATAGTTATCCCACTTGTCAAGAAAAAAATGCACAAGATGTGAAAATATTTTTCAAAGCTTATTCGTGCCCACAAGCATCGAGGAACTTATCCTTATTAAAGTTTGCGTAGTTAGAATTTAGAGAGTCAGCAAGCCCTTCGACTATAGTTTTCCAGACTACGTGGCCTACAGACTTGGTGGTTTTGAAATTCAAGTGTCTCTTATTATCAGACAAAGACTCTGCAAGGATTTTATAATCTTTTCTAGTCATGGTTAGTCCCAAGTGTCTAAGTAGTTTTGACGGCTGGTAGAGCTCTTATCCTCCCAGCCATCTCTTACACTGGAAAGAATACGCCTGACAGTTTGCAACTGGCTCTTCTCTTTTTCAGATAATATATTAAGGCTCCTTATAGACTTAATAGTCCCCATCATAAATCCGATTTGGCCTTTAGCTCTGTTACGTGCAGATGCCCAAGCCTGAGCACGAGAGGGCTCTTTCTTTCTTCTAACCATTAGGGTCATCCTCCATAGGAGTTCCATTAAAGATTAGAACATCTCCATACATAACGTACCCGGTCATCTGTCTGAGAGGACTATTGTAACGCAGGTTTAGAGCTCTTCCATCTTCGTTAACTATCATCTCGTGCTTGGCCGCTGGCAGTTGCTCTCTTAGTTTATCAGAAAAGTACTGAGGGTTTACAAGAACTCTTTCAATATAGCCCCCGACTATCTTTTGCATCTCTTCTAAAGAAGGCAACTCTTCCCAATCTTTGTCTTCTCTGCTTCCATCAACTTTTATAACCAGGCCTGTTACCATTTTCCAGTTCTCCATATTCTAATTATCAGGACTAGGATTCCATACACGATAGGAGCTATCAACATAAGGACATAGATATTAGAAAGTATCTCTATCATTCTTTGGGCCTCTTTTCTCTCCATTTAGGGTTCCATTCTATTATGGTCTTAAGTCCCTCGAACTCTTCTTTAACCTGTTGGGCTATGACCTCAGTGCGACTGTCAAGACTCTTGATTTCTTCTACAAATTCTAGGAGTCTAGCAAGACGCTTGCCCAGGACTGTCAGTCGATTATGAGGATTGGTACTGAGGATCTTAAGTGCCCTTTCAGCGTCAACCTCCTCTATCATTCCATTATCTACAGCCAGAGAAATAATGGTGCGAAGGGCTGTGATAGCCCCTTCGCTGACAGGCTCATGATGATAGAATTTACTAGGCTCTTCCATCAGAGTTCCGTTTTTCTTTATCTAAAAGAGCTTTGAGTTCCTCATTCTCTTTTCTTAGTTTATACACCAAAGTGTGCACGTACTTTGGGTAGCCTAAGCTAGCCAACTTATTCATAGATCCTTTAGGTAATACATAAGAATCTAGAGGAACCTTCTCTCCTATTCTTTTCTGTGGATGAAGGAACACTAACTCAACAGGCCAGTTAGGGTCATGCCTAGACCAATGAAGTACTGTTTCTGGTTTTACCCCTAAATGCTTAGCTATGTCTACTAGAGAATCAAATTCGTACTTTTTCCAGCCTTTCATATTTCATGACCTCCATTAGAGAGCTCATCATCCTGAGCGAAGTCCTGGTTCTCTTGTAGCTCGGAATACCAGCGGTCCCCATCATCTTGTTCTTCCTCTTTAAGAGGGTTCAAGATCCCAATCAGTATGTAATCCTCTGGCACTTTTCCTTTGAACACTGGAACAGGCTCATCACCGGAGGTGTCCATCTTGACTATTTGGTATTCCAGCTCTGACAGATCCTCATACAGGGAGTGGTAAGCCAGGGCGTAGATCTCACCAGTACTTACGTGAATATGGTCTAATGCCTCAAGCGCCATTGGCATAGACACAGCACCAGCCATAAATGTAAAACCTTTCTCGAAGCCTACCTCGTTATCTATTAGCCTAGCTTCCAGTGAGTGCTTAAAGAAGTTGTTCATCACACTGGAGCGAGAAGCCCAAGGTCCCTTTACTTCATAAGGAATCCTTCTGTTTGGCTCTGCTGGGTTCAGAATATAAGTAGCTCCTCCGAAGCCTCTCTCATTATTCTTATCATGGACAAAATAAGAAACTTGCCCATCTCTATACCCGAAGTACAAAGCCGAGCGCTCTCTGTCAATCAGGTCATAACGAAAGTCCTTAAGATCATAGACTTTCTCGACCAGGATTTCTAAGACTGGATCGCTTCCCCACTCTTCCATCCAGTTCACTCGAGCATCTATAATGCCGAACTCATTCTCTAGCTCTGGGTATTCCTCAGGCGGCTGAAGCCAATCTTCTTGGCTAAGCGCCCTCGAGTTATCAGGATAGTTCATATCCGTAACTCCTCCTTTTATAAGGGATGTGTGATACTTTGAATCGAGGCAGGATGCCCCGATCTTTGCGGAGCAAATGAACCCAGCTCCTGGGGTTTAGACTCCTATCTGAAGCGTAATCATTCTTACTATTGCCTGTTATGAAAGGGCTGGCCCTTTCGATTTCGAGACCGACTAGTTCTTCTGGCTTAGTACTGTCCCACTCTATCATACCCCTGCTCCAGTACTTCTTAGGGTTGTAAACTCTTGGAGGGCTAAACGGTAAGTCTCGAAGAAGTCTTTCATCTACCATGCCTTACCTCCCCGTAAGGTTTGGAACAGTGGGGGCCGTAGGGAAAGCCCCCACCATTCCGAGAGATGTCTGCTAGGGTCAGCCATCCCTCATTAACGCAAGTCTGGATATGAGGTCTTCAATGTCCTGTTCAGATAGATTAATGGAACCTACTTTTTTAGCGTTCCAATTAAAGCCGCCTTCTTCAGTATAAAGAGGTCCGATGAAGATGTCAATGTCTTTCGACGTGGCTGTTATCCGTAGGGACAGGGAGTCCCCACTAAGAAAGAAAATAGACGCCATTAGAAGTCCATACCTCTTTCACGCCTATCTGCACATGAGTTGCAATAAGCGTAGTTAGGTTGGATGCGGACTTTTCTTCCACAACCCTGGCATTCCTTCTTTACGCTAGTTCTTTGAACCCTGTTATAAAACTCCATCACGTCAGGGTCATCCGTGTCGGTCCAATGACCGAAGTTATCATCATAGTAAGTAGTCATTCTTTTCCCTCTATCTTTTTTGATACTTCGTTAATACTATCAAAAGTCCCTCGCGGGACTTCTCCATTATCCTCATACCCCTTGAGGTATATAAGTGCTTCTCGGAGACCGTATATTTCCCAGTCTCTAAAGAACTGAATCATGATCCCAAAACTTAACCCCTCGAGTTTCATTTCTATAAGACGAACCCAGCTAGTGTTTCTATCTAAGTCCATCTTTTGGGCATCTTTAAGATAAAGTCTTTTCATTCCTGTTCTCCCATGCTTTCTTCCCATGCCTGCTCGTCAAGGCCAGAAATTAGGAACTCACGATCTGCGCTACTAAGATATGGAAAAGCATCTTGGATTAGCTTTCCACCTTTCCATGCCGTGAAGTCTGATATGAACCTAAATGGAGGAACCGAAAAGGTTCGGCTGACGGTTTCTCCGCTGAGAATATTAACCGTCTCGACAGTAACACTGTCGAGAGTTGTTTTTGTTATCATGGTCATAATAGCTCCTAGTAAATAAAAAATAACCTAGGGCAATGTTCCGCCCTAGGTTATTAGAACTATAATATAGACGCTATCGGATCTATATAAAGAAGAACCATCCGCGAGTCCTCATCGCTGGCATCAAACATTCCGGTTATTTCTAACCATTCAACTTGTTCTTCGCCAACATCCCGAGAAGTCATGATCCTGTAATCATCGGGGTAATTACTTATTTCTTGTTTGAGTTTTCCAACCGTCATAAAACGGTTGTTTTCTTCCTTTCTTAATGCCATGAACAACAAGTGTCCAATGACTTTTTCTGGAGTATCCAGAATGAAAGGATCTTGGTCTGGGGTAGAAGTAAATTCATCCCCTAATTTTTCCAGTGCGTCAAACGTTTCGTCTGACAGTTTGATTTGTCTGGGCATGTTGCCCCCCTAGTGTAAACTAGTTCGGAATTGAACTAGTGATGTTGAAAAATTGATCATAACATAATATAACATAACTGTTTCTAGTATGCAAGTAACTTTTTCATAATTTATTTCGCCGCTGATAATCCAAGTACCATTGGACCTCATCATCCGTGGCTTCCCCGGTCAGTTGCCGCATGACTATTTCTCCGGCTCGTTTCGAGTCCTCGATAGTCATCGTTTCTTTCTCGGCAATAGTTTCTTGTCGAGCCTCATCCATCGAGGCCCGATTCATACTATTCAAAACCCGCTTTTCATTCCAGCCGGACACCTGGCTCATAGAAAAACCTGATGTGGCTAGGTACTCCAGGGCGGATTCAGGATCCACAAACTCATCGAATTGTTCCATTCGAGCATCGGAAAGAACTTCTTCCATTAGGGCTTTCAAGAGCCCCGAATAGGTCCGATTGAAACCAATGCCACGGCTGGCAAGTAACTTTACTAGGCTAGCCACGGTACAAGGATCAACGTAGGTCTGAATGTTCAGTCCTGCACCACGAGTTTTACTAGTCATAAGAAACTCCGTTTGATTGTAAAATGACGATAATATAATATAATAAATGTATTGCGAGTTGTCAAATTAATTTTTCACAACTCCGTAACAATTTGTTATGGAGAGCATAGGTAAAACAGTGGCGAGAAATACATTTTCCTACTATCTATAGGTCTACCACACCCCCTATCCGCCATCGGTAAATTGGAATAAGTTGTGTTTGTTTCTTTTTTTTTTTTTTTTTTTTTTTTTTTTT